AGAATCTGTCCAGCAGTGAAATCTCCTAATTGTGTAGGCATTTTTCTCCTTAAAACCCTGCTACGCCGTAGCTGAGTCTGTTGTTGTCAAGAGTACCGAAAATAGCGTCGTCAAGGATGAATGAACGATACAGGTCGGCTGGAGTCAAGAAGAACACATACTCAGTCTTTTCAGGATCTGAGTTGATCTGTAGGCCTTCGATGACGCATTCAAAGGTGGTGTCTGAGGGGTTGCCGGGTAAACGGTAAACAACGTCAATATTCTGACTGATGAAGTCGTTGTACTGATTGAACAATGTAAGAGTGAAGGGGTTGACTGCGTAGTCCCATACATGGATCTCAAAATAAACCATATTTTCAATTAACGCATTACCCATAAGAGCTGCCAGATATTCGGCGCATCCTTGGACTTGTGTGAACGATCCGTCAACCTGTGTCGTAGTTGTTGCCCATGTTCCCCAGAGAGAAACTCCTACGGCGTTTGTCGCTGTAGAAGATCCGACGGGAGCGTCCACTGTGACGACAGTGTTAAACGAATCGCCGAGCCCAGACCTGAAGACTGCGTTCATCGGGAGCACTGTCGCCGATGCAGTGCCACCGAATGACAATGTTGAAACATTCTCGCCGACCTGTGACCTCGCCAATAGTTTGATCGTGTCGCCGTAGTTGATCATGAGGCCGTGTTCGGTCTGCATATTTTGGGCGAGTCGAGCGCCGATCGTGCCGGTGTAATTGTCGGTGGGGTAGGCAGCACTGTTTCCGTCGTTTGTGAAGCTGATGAGTGCTGTGTATGGCGACAGTTGCTCAAGCGTGTTCAGGTCGCCCAGATCCTCTTCTACAAGTTGCTCACGCGACAACACTCCGAACAGATCGATCGCTGTGATCGTCGCTGTCGCTCCACCTGACGCGTACTGGAAGCCGTCATCGTAAGAAACTGCTTCAGTGTAGAAGAAGTTTCGAGCGTTGTTGTTTGTGCCAACTCCGTCCCTATAAACCTTGATCTCTGATCCGGGCAAGAACGCAGACGCAAGACCTGTCGAGTTGTCAATAGTGAGCGACAGACTTTGAGGCGAATAGTTCTCCAGCCATCTCTTCTTGCCGTTAAAGAATGACAGCGAATAGACGAACCCGTCAAGGCTGAACCCGTCCACTGTGACCTTCCAGAGGTTCTGATTGCTCATAGTGGCCTTGTGGTCACTGGCACTGGGCCACTCATTCGAACATAGCGTTGGAGAGCTGCGACGACAGCGTTCGGATCTGCGCTAGTGACTGTGATGTTGATCGTGGGGCCACCGCCACCGCCGAATCCCATACTGCCCAACTTTGACAACGGGATAACCGCTTCAGGTTCACGACCTTCGCCGATCATCGCCAAGGTTGGACCTGTCACAATGCCACCTTTAGCCAATTCAGGAATATCTGGCACATCGAATCCCTTGTTACCAAGGCCCGGAACCCACCAAGGTACCTTGAACGACAGTTTGCCGACGGTGTTGTTCCACAGCGACGCGACAGCTCTAAACGCTGCTTTGAATGGTGCGGAAATTACATTAGCGACGAAACCCATTGTGGCTTTAATGCCTTTATAGATCAAGCTGAAAGCTTCCATAATTTGATTTTTAAACTTGAAGATCGCAGCGATCGCTAGTCCAAATGGCCCTGTGATTACTGCGAGCAACAATGGCCAATTGTTTTTGACCCAATCAAACACAAACTTAATTGCTCCCCAAAGAACATCAAAGCCGACTTTGATTACATCAATTGTTTTGCCAAAGATGTCAAACTTGACTTGTAGCGCAACCAGTGCCGCAATAATTGCGATAATAACCACGACTCCAGTAGCAACCCAAAGAGCCGAGAACGATGCTGTGAGTGCAGTGTTTAGTGCAAGTGTCAAGGCTTGGATCGTGTTGTAAACCGCTAGGCCTGCGTTGAGACCAATGATTGCTAGAGCAAACGTGCCGATTACGGCTCCGAGGGTAATTATGAGTTTTGTGTTTTGCTGAGCAAATGTTGAGAACTTTAAAAGTGCTGGAAGCATTTTTTGGATGAGTGGTGCGACAGCTGCGCCGATGGACTCTTTGAACTCGCCCATTTGGATAGACAAATTTTTCATTTTGCCAGCGGTCGTGTTAGCTGCCGTTGAGGCTTGATTTTTAAATGTTGCACCCAGACGACCAAAGACATCGTCAGCGTCCGCACCCTCTTCAATTAGAGCGGCGAGTGCTGGGTCCAGTTTCTTAAGGGCTGTAAAGTTGCCGTTGTAAGCCTTAGACAAAGCGTCAGATACAGCGCCAAGATCCTTACCAGTGCCCGCAGAAATATCAAGTGCCAGAGTAAGCAGGTCTTGGGCTTGAGCGACATCGCCAGTGCCTCGGACAAGTGAGTCGAGTGCCGGGCGAAGTTCATCGTCGGCGACAGCGGCCGCCATAGAAGTTTTGGTGATGAACTGCTCCACGGATGCGATCTGGGCATCGGTTGCGTAGGTGACGTTCTGAAGTGTCAGACCAAGTTTTTCAGCTGCGGCTTCATCCTCGGCAAACGCTTTGACAGAATCAAAAGCAACAGCGCCAAGAGCTGCAAGAGCAAGCCCTGCGGGGACTGCAGCTTTCTTGATTGCAAACGATGCTTTTTGCCCGTTGGTCTCAAGTTTCTTAAAGTCGGCAATCGCTTTATCTACGCCCTTGGGATTCCACTCAGAAATAATCGGGAGGTTAATAGCCATCAGTTGAACTCTCTTTGTGCATCAACCATGAACTGGTCAATGATCGGCTTCAAAGCCCGTTCAGTTTCGGCGACCATCTGATCTATGTCTTTCCACATATAGCGCGACGGTTCACCCTGAAGAGCTGACGCAAAATTAGGTCGGCGGTACTTTGACTCTCGGCGCGACTTAGTGCCACCAGCACGGCCAGCCATGTCCGTGATCGCTACAGGTGCGCCCTTAGTGACCACTCGAACCACTGCAATCTGTTCAGCGCCAGCAGTCGCCAAACCCTTGCGAGGCTTGCGAGTGTTCAACGAGATCTGCACCTTCTTGGCGTTCTTCCACCCGGTGCGACCGTTGTGATTCATACCGCTCAACGGTGGTGTCGTTGGGATTCGACTGTTGATCAGATCCACCAGGGGTTGAGCGGCGACCTTCGTATCCTTGAGCAGAGTGCGACGAATAGCAGGATTGATCTTCTGCATTTTCTTCAATGCGTCTTGCAGACCGTAAGTATCAAGTCTCACATCTGCAGCCATTAGGTTTTCTTTCTCTGCTCGTTGATGATCTGCACACAAGTTGCTAGATCGTCTGTCTCGAATGTTATTTGTGGAGGCCAGAACCCAGTCTCAACTAGCAGAGCTGCTAGCTGACGTCGGTGGCCTCCTGCGTAGGGACTGCAGATGCAGTCTCCACGACTTCTAAATCTTCTAGTTTCTTGACGAACTCATCAAATGAGATCGGGACTGGATGACCTTGCTGCTTACTGGCTTCGTAAGCCATGAACGCTAGGTCTTCCATCCCGATCCCATTGCTCAGATCTGATGCTCGTCGTTTAAATTTACGCTCCCACGAAATGATCACAAACAGGTTTGTAATTACTTGGTAAGTCTCACCATCGGTGAGTCGGACGCTAAGTGTAAGTTTCATGGTTCTCCTAGTCGGGATTGGATCAGTTTACGGATTACGGTGTCACGATGTCGCGTGCATAGGTGCCACCCTTGAACACGGCCTCAACGACTGACAGTTCGCCGACAGTTGCGTTAATCGGCGTGACGGTCTCAAGGTAACAACCAGTGAGGGTGTACTCGGGATTTGAAGCGGACTCAGTTGTTCCAGATGGGCTAACAACAATTGTTGAAGCGACACCGAACAAAGTGTTCAAATAGGTTTCCACTTCGGTCGTTCCGTAACCTTGGAACAAAGTCAAGGTTAATTCATTACTGAACAACCCAGCCGTGTAGGTGCGGGATGTCTGGCCGAAGCTCGTGTTTTCCAAAGCCTCGGCGGTCAAAGTCAAAACCGCTGCAGAACAGTTACTTGTTAACGCCATTGCTGACGGGCTAGTGACATTGACGGTTGGGTTTGATAGGTAAGTTGTGGGCATTGTTTGTCCTTTTATCTGCGGCTTGAGCCGATTCTAATTGTGAGGTCATAAGCAGGTAGATCTTGCGATCCGATCTGAGCAAGCGAAGGCCGTCCAGATACAACTGCGAGAGAAGAGTTCATCAGTTCATCAACGATTCCGAGTATGTACGTCGTAGAGTCGCTGTTGCCGGGTGGCGCGCCCAAGACTCGGAGGTCAATCGTGATGTCCGCCGTTTGGTTATTGAACGCAGTGAAAACAGGTAACTCAATAAAAACAGTGAGCGGTCGAGCGTTGCGAGGATCAGTGACAGGCTTAAGCCCGAGAGCCGTGATCGTTGCTGAGACAGCGTCGATCGCGTCCGTGAAGATGCCTGCCATTTCATGCACACTGCGATCGTTTAATGCCGAGCAACTGGTTTACTCGACCCAAGGTCATGAGCGGTGGTCCTGTCATGTCACCAAACGATGCGTAACTGTCGCCAGTTGTGCCGCGTTCACGGTAGAGCCCTGCGGCGTAAAGGGTGGTTCCTAACAGCACTGAACTGTCAGGGACGGTCGTGAGACTGTCGTGGTAACCAGCCTGAACGCGACGCCTGAAACACCAGGAGTTCGCAGCTGCGACACAAGTAGTGAGGAACGCGGTGTCATTTGCCGTGGCCGACGCGATCCCAAGAAACTCTGTCACCGCATTTACTGTTGTCCATGTACACGTCAAGGTCCATGTCAAAGTTCCAAACGGATCGGCAGGTGATCGTTCTAGATCGTCGCCAACATCTTGAAACATCAACTGATTAACAATGATTTCGTTTTCGTTGTAAAGCAGGTCGCCTGCTTCGTTAACGCCAGCAAACAAGTTGACCGGTACAGCGATAACAATGTGCGTGCCGTTCAGGCCGTGACCTAGACCAGTGAGTGTGA